GGCGTACAAGGGCAAGACGCCGCTGAAGACGCTGGTCGACAGCGCGCGGCTCAAGGGCTCTATCACGCACCAGGTCGACGGCGACACGGTCGAGGTCGGCACGAACGTCGCCTATGCCGCCGCCCATCAGTTCGGCGCGACGATCCAGCAGGCCGGAGCGCATGCCGTTCCGCTGGTGGTGCCCGAAGGCGCCGCTGGCGGGCGCGTCATCATCCTGCCGGCACGGCCGTTCCTCGGCATCGAGGAGGGTGATTGCGTAACCTTCGTGGAGATCCTTGAGGGTTTCATCGAAGCCAAGACCGGGGCCACGCCATGAGCCTCGCTTCCGCCATCGTCACGCGCCTGCAGGGCAACGCCGCCTTCAGATACGTCGCCGGGGCCCGCGAGTTCGGGCAGAGCCTGGTCACGCCGCCGATCGACAAGATGCCGGCCGTATTCGTGCTGCCCTATTCGGAGAGCTACGGTGGTAACGATTTGCTCAACCGCGTGCGCCAGACCGGCCCGCAGCAGGTGGCGCTGATCCTGATGGTGGCAGTGCGCACTGCTATCGGCGCCAACGTGCACGATCCATTCGAGTCGCCGGTAGCCGCGCTGAAGGCCTGCCTGCTCGGCTGGCAGCCCGATCCAGAAGACGGAGAGCTGCTCCTGGTCAGCGGCCAGCTCCTGGAGCCGCGGCCGACGCACCTCGCCTACCAGTACGTATTCCAGCGCGACCACACCGAGAGGACCTGACGATGGCCAAGGCACCGAAGATCCCGGCCGAAACCTTTCCGACCGAAGGTGGCAGCTACGTCCGCACGTCGGACGGCAAGCTCGACCAGGTCGAGAAGACAGAGCCCGCGCCGCCGGCGGGCGATCCCCCCAAGCCGTCTCCCGCGGCGCCCGTTACCGTGAAGGAGTAGCAGCACCATGGGTATCCGCTTCGAGCGTAAGGCCGTCCTGGCCAAGATCGAGCCTGTCTACGGCACCGACAGCGTCCCAACCGGCGCGGCCAATGCCCTGCTTCTGAAGAACGTCGAGATCAACCCGTTGAATGGCGAAGCCGTGCCCCGCGAGATCATCCGGGCCGGCTATGGCACGATGGCGGGCTGGTTCGTCGGTCGGCACGTCACGATCACGGCGCGCATCGACCTCGCGGGCTCCGGCACCGCCGGCACGGCGCCGGCCTATGGGCCGCTCCTGCGCGCCTGCGGCCTGGCCGAGACGTTGACGCCCGGCGTGAAGGCCGATTACACGCCCGTTCACAGCCTCTTCGAAAGCGTTTCGATCTACTACAATCACGAGGGTACCCGGCACATCGCGGCCGGCGTGCGCGGCTCCGCGAAGCTGCGCTTCACCAAGCGCAGGACGCCCGAGATCGAGCTGAGCCTGATCGGTCTGTGGAAGTCGGACTCGTCGGTCGCATTGCCGACCCTGACCACCACCGCCTGGAAGGATCCGCTGCCCTCGACGCCCGCCAACACGGCCGGCTTCACCATCGACGGCCAGGCGGTGCTGGGCAGCAGCTTCGAACTCGATCTCGGCATGGAGTGCGCCTATCGCGACCTGCTGAACAGCGAAGAGATCATCGTACGCGAGCGCAGGCCCAAGCTCACGGCGCTGATCGAGGAGCTGCCGCACGCCACCAAGAACTTCTTCGCCCTGGTCGGCGCCGCGCCCGTGCCGGTCGTCTACACGCATGGCGTCGGCGCCGGGAAGATCGTCGACATCAGCGTGCCGCTGGCGCAACTGCAGTCGGTCGCGCGGCAAGAGGAAGACACGGTGTCGATGCTGAACATCCCCGCCGATGTGACGCTCGGCCCGCTCCCCGAACTCACGATCTCCGTCAAGTAGCCAGCCCGAAAGGACGACAGCACGTGTTCGATTTCCAGAAGGACTTCCGTTTCACCTTCCCGGTGAAGGTCACCGTCCCTACGCCTGACGGTCAGGTCCAGAAGACCTTCACCGGCAAGTTCCGCCATGTGCCGAAGGTCGAGATGGACGCAGTGGTCGTTGGCAAGGGCGACGAAGGCGCGCTAGCGGGGCTTCGTCTCGCCTTCATCGGATGGGGCGAAGATCTCACGCAGAACGGCAAGCCGCTGGCCGAGAGCGATGCCGCGCGTGATGAGCTGCTTTCAGTTCCCTTCATCGTCGCCGCGATCAGCACCGCGTACTGGCGCGCGATGAACGGGGTCATGACCGAAAAAAACTGAGAGCCGCGGCGCGCCACTGGTTCGACTGGAAGCCGGGCGCGTCGCGACAGGCCAGCTCGGAGGACAAGGCGGCGATCGCCGACGAGCTCACGGCGCTGGGTGTCAACCCTGTGGAGACGATGGCGGAATGGACCGGCGCAGCATCAGCACCCGATATGGTCGACGAGCGGCTTGCGCTGCCCGCCGAGCTGGAGCCCGTCGTGCGCGCCTTCCTGATCGGCGCCACGCAATGGCGATGGCTGGGTACCGGCTTCTCGGCGATGCCGCTCGGCCTGGACTATGCCGGCATCCGTGCAGGCTGCGCGATGGCGGGCCTGCGCCTCACTCCAGAGCAGTTCGACGGCTTGCAGATCATGGAAGCCGAGGCGCTGAAGCTGTTGGCGCGGTGACCTGATGGCTGCACCGCTGAAGATCTCCGCCAGGCTCACGCTCGACACGTCCGACTTCAGGAAAGGCGCGGCCGAGGCCGACCAGCTGGGCGACCAGCTCGTTCAGAAGGAGCGTCGCCGCAATTCGCAGTACGACGAAGCCTATGCCGCGCGCGGCCGGGCGAAGATGTCGGCCGAGACGCAGGGCGCCGCGACGGGACAGGCGGCAGCCGATCGGGCAACGGCTCGCCTTGCGGCGCAGGAGGCGCGTGAACAGGCCGCCTTGCAGCGACGGACGGACCGCGAAGCGGCGGCCGCTGCCCGAACGGCGAAGCAGACCGCCGAACAGGAAGCCCGCGAGCAGGCTACCGCGAAGCGCAGGGAAGAGCGGCAGCAGGCCGAGGCCGCGAAGACCGCCGAACGGGCGACGAGGCAGGCGGCCGACGCCCAGCGGGCTGCGCAGCAGGCTGCGGACAAGGAAAGCCGGTCGAGCGCAAACCGCGCCGCACAGCTGCAATTCCAGTTCAACGACATCTTCACCAGCCTGGGCAGCGGCCAGAACCCGCTCACGGTCGCGATCCAGCAGGGACCGCAGATCACGCAGCTATTCGGTGGTCTCGCGAACACGATCGCCGCCATCCCTCGTGGCTTCCTGATCGCCGGCGCCGCGGCCGCGGGTTTCTTCGCCCTGTTCGGGCCCGGCATGGCCGCTGCGGCCGCGAGTGCGGAGCGACAACGGCAGTTCAACATCGAACTTCAGGCGACGGGCAACATCGCCTCGGTGACGGCCGAGCGCCTCGACGCCCTGGTCAAGCTCGAAGCCCGACGGGCCGGCGGCGATCGCGCCGAGACGCGGTCAGCGCTCAGCACCTTCATCGCCAATCCGAACCTCGACAGCGAGCAGGATCTGTTCCGCGCGCTGGGCCTGGCACGCGATCTCGCCCGCGTGCAGGGCCAGGAGCTGCCGGCCGCCGCAGCCGACTTCAACCGCTCGCTGGACGGCACGGTCGCCGGCGCGCGTCGTCTCGACCAGGCGTACAATATCCTGACCGCCTCGGAGCTGGAGCAGATCCGCGTACTCGAGGAGCAAGGCAAGAAGCGCGAGGCGGCGAACATCCTGCTCGAAGCGACTGAACGGCGCTTCAAGGGGCTGAACGAGCAGGGTATCTCGCCGACCACGAAGTACTTGAAAGAGCTTGGGAACGCGTGGACCGACTTCTACGACAAGATCGGCAAGGCCCAGGTCACCCAAGGCATGATGTGGGCCGGGACGCAGGTGCTCAAAGGCGCCGCGATGCTGGTCGGCGGTCCGCCAGCGATTCCAGGCGCGTCGCCGAACGGCAATAACGGACTGACGCAGGACGACGTCAACAAGGAGCGCGCTTCTCTCGCCGATGCCGAGAACCGGCTGGCCGAGCTGCGTGAGAAGTCGCGGCAGGCCATCAAGCCGCTCACGATCGACGCCGACATCAAGGCGGCCGAGAAGCGCGTCACGGATCTACGCGCCAACGTCGCCTCGCTGGAGAACGATCTTCGCAACGCCGGCACCGGAACCACGGCCAAACAGACCGCCACGGTTAATGCGGAGATCGAGCGTCAGAAGAAGGAGATGGCGGACCTTCTCGCCAGCGCTGGCACGATCGAGACCCAGCGCCGCGCTTTGGAAGGCAAGCGCACACAGATCCAGGGCTTCATCGATCGCGGCGACCTTTCGCCCAGCCAGCTGGCCCAGGCCGAACAGGCGCTGCAGACCATCAATGGCCAGCTTGCGTCGCTGTCGACAGCCGGTGAGAAGCTCCAGCGGGATCTCGATCTTGACCAGCGCATCGCACGCCTGCCGCAACACCTGCAGGCCGCCGAGCGCGCATGGGTCCAGATGTACCGGTCGGCGAAGGAAGCCGGCGACGATGAAGACGCGGCCCGGCGGAAGGCGGACCAGGCGAAGGCCAATGCGCAGCAGCAGCAGTCCACCGCGACGCAGGAACAGATCGCGCTGCTCGGCGCCGAGGCCCGTGCCGCGCTCGAAGTGGCGACGGCCTATGGCAAGTCTCGCGCCGAAGGGCTGAAGGCCGCCGCGATCGGCGCGGCACGGTCGGCCGAGGAGCAGGGGCAGATCGCTCCTGGTGCGGCGGCCGACGTGGCACAGCAGACGCTGGAGAAGAACGCCGCCTACGAGGAGGAGATCGCAGGGCTCGGGCGGCTGGCGTCGGCCGAGAAGGTGTCGTCGGAAGCGGCGCGCGAGGCCGAGCGTGCCAACCGTGTCGCGGCCCTGGCGGTCGAGCTGCGCGCCCAGGCCGAAGCCTCGGGCAGTGCCGCGATCGTCGCCGCGGCGGAGCAGCAGATCGCGAAGTACGACCAACTGTCCCGCCAGCAGCTCGAGCTGGACCGCCGGCGCGCAGCGACACAGTTCAATGCCCAGTTCGATCCGGAGACGGCCTACAGCCAGCAGATGGCGCAGTTGCAGGACCTGCAGGCTACCGGCGAGATCAGCGCGCGGGCCGCGGCCGAGGCCAGCAAGCAATATGAGATGCAACGCCTGCAGGCGAGCCGCGACGCGACGGACGGCATGATCGCCGGACTGCGCCAGTATGCGGACGAAGCTACGAATGCCGGTCGTGCCGCCGCCGAGGGCATGGCGACAGGCATGCGGACGCTGGAGGATTTCGCCGTCAAGGCCGTGACGACGATGAAGTTCAGCGTGACGGACTTCGTCAATTCGGCGCTCGCGGACTTCGCGCGGCTGGCAGTGCGGCAGGCCATCACGGGGCCACTCGCATCGGCCGCGAGCTCGGCGCTGGGCAATCTGGGTGGGCTCTTCTCCGGGCTGTTCGGCGGCGGCGGCTCCAGTCCGGCTGCAACGTCGACTGGCGGCTATGGCGTTTCGGTACCGTCCATCTCGACCGGCTACATGCACACCGGTGGGATGGTCGGCGGCGTGTCGTCGAGGAGTGCCATCCCGGCGACCGCGTTCGCGGGCGCGCGCCGCTATCACAGCGGCGGCCTCGTGCTGGGGCCAGACGAAATCCCGATCATCGCCAAGCGCCGCGAGGAAGTGCTGACGGAAGACGATCCGCGCCACAGCTTCAACCTTGGCCGAGGCGGCGGCGGCACCGGGGGCGGTATCACCCTGAAGCTCATCAACCAGGGCGACCCGCTGCAGGCCAAGAAAGGCAACTCCGGTCCGGACGGCCAGGGTGGCTGGCAGGAAGAGATCATCTTCGAGATGGTCGACCAATGGATGGCCGACAAGGCCGATCGCGGCGATGGCAAGTTTCTCGGTACGCTGATGGGCGGCTACGGCGTGCAGCCGCAGGGGCGGCGATGACGGTCACCGTCTTCTGGCCCGAGCGCATCCCGCTGCCGCTGCGACAGGGCTACGTGCTGGAGCCGAAGCCGAATGTGATCCGCACGGAGGTCGAGATCGGCCCGGACCGCTCGCGCCGCCGCAGCACGCAGACGCCGACCGAGGTCACCGTGATCTGGGAACTGAACCAGTGGGAGCTGATGCTCTTCCAGGGCTTCTACAAGCACCGGGCGATGGAGGGCGCCGCCTGGTTCGGCATCCCGTTGCTCACCACACTGGGCATCGCGACCTGCGAGGCCCAGTTCAAGGGCAAGCTTTCGGCGCCGAAGCAGCGCGGCGATCTCTGGCTGATCAACGCCACCCTCCTGGTGCGCGAGATCCCTGAACTCGACGCACTCGGCTACGAGATCCTGCTCACCGAAGATCCGGCCGTTCTGTACGGCGCGATCGCCGATCTCGCGGTCACCGTCGATGGAATGCCCGCGCTTCCCTACTACTGGAACTGGAGTTGATGATGGCCGGCATCGGCGCGTCCCTGCAGGAGAACGTAACGCAGCTCATCGCCCTGGTGACCAAAGTCTCGGCGTGGGTGCTCGGGCCCGCGAATGGCGCGGGCTCGACCGTCGACTTCGGCGGCGGCCTGCAGGTGAAGACGATCGCCAACCTGGTCGCAACGGTCGACCTGGCGGTGCAGAACGGCGTCGCCGGTCCGTCGCCCTGGTCGACGCCGGTCGCGTGGGCAACCGGCCTCGTGTGTGTGGCGACCGCGCCAGCGACGGCCGTCACCTATCTTGGCGAGACCTATGTCACGATCACCGCGCACACGGCCGGCGGCGCCTTCGACGCGGCGAAGTTCAGGAAGATCACGACGAAGGGCCTCGACGGCGGCACGACGCTCACCACGAAGGGCGACCTCCTCGGCCATGACGGCAGCAGTGCGACCAGGCTCGCGGCTGGTTCGGCCGGCAGCGTCACGGTCTACAATCCCGATGCCGCCAAGGGGATCGAAGGCGTTCCCGCGTTGAGGCAGTTCGGTCGCGGCCTCACCTGGTCGAAGGACGGTGCGAATACGATCGCCATCGCCGCGGGCGGCTGCCTGTCCGACGACGGCACGCACTGGATCGAGTATGCGGGCGGCACCGGGCTGGCGATCGACACGGTGGTCGGCACCGGCACGGGCACGCTCGATAGCGGTCCGGTCACGAACGCCGACTTCTGGATCTTCCTCGACAAGGATCCCGTGACGGGCACCGTTAAGCCGGTCACCTCGCTCAGCCGCACGACGCCGGCGCTGGGCGTCGGTCACAAGAAGCGGCTCATCGGCTGGTTCCGGCGCTCCGGCGGGTCGATCGTCGACTTCTGGACCGCGGCGCTTTCCGGCTTCGGTATCCAGTTCGGCTGGAAGGCGCCGGCGAACGACTACAGTGCCACGGTCACGACCAGCCGCACGCTGGCGACGCTCAAGGTACCGGTCGGCATCGAGGTGCTGGTGCAGCTCGGCTACACGCTGAGCGATCCGTCGAACTCGGTGAACGCGCGGCTGATGTATCCCGGCGAGACCGACGGCGCGGTACCCGGCACTGCGCCCGCGAACCTGCAGGGCAATCTCGCGGGCTCGCTCGTCGCCCGAGGCACGATCGAGGTGCGAACCAACACTACGGCGCAGGTCGCGCACCGGTCCGACGCCAATGCGACGCTGGCGCTGGCCACCAACGCCTTCCGGTGGGATCGCTGATGCCAGACGAGAGCATGACGGAAGCGCTGAAGGAAGCCTACGCGATTGCGCCGGCCGCCGACGTGGCGATCGCCTGCCTGGAGTTGGCGCATCCGTCGTTCGTGAACGAGGTGGGCCAGCCCGACTCGGCGTGGGCGACGCCAAACGAAGCGCCGGTTGATGCGACCCTGGAACCGGATGCACCGGTGCGGCCGGGCGAGACGGTGCGGTTCACCAATGTCGCCTTCCGGCTGAAGATGGCGCCGATCGACACGACGGCCAAACCGCAGCTGCAGCTGCAGATCGACAATGTGAGCCGCTACCTGATCCCGCAGCTCGACCGCGCGGCGACGGATTATCGACCCGTGACGTTGCGCGTTAGAACCTACCTCGAAAGTGACTTGAGTGTGCCGCAGAAGCTGCCGGTTCCGGCCTTCACCCTGTCGGACGTGAAGGCGAACCTGCTGACTTGCGTGTGCACGGCCCGGATCGACATGGACTTCGGCGGCGCTTTTCCCAAGCGAACCTACACAGCCGAGGAATTTCCGGCACTGGTCGGGGCTTAGAGATGCACTGGAGCGACCCTTACCTGCGTCTGGGCTATCAGGTCGGCGCTGACGGCCCTG